GCCTTGGATGCCTTGTGCTCCTTGCGGTCCAGTAGCACCTGATATACCTTGGATGCCCTGAATGCCTTGGATGCCTTGGATGCCTTGTGCTCCTTGCGGTCCAGTAGCACCTGATATACCTTGAACTCCCTGGATGCCCTGAATACCCTGAATACCTTGGATTCCTTGCGGTCCTTGCGGTCCTGTAGCTCCTGATATTCCTTGTGCTCCAGTCGCACCTGATATACCTTGGATGCCCTGAATGCCCTGAATACCTTGGATGCCCTGAATTCCCTGGATGCCCTGTGCTCCTGTAGGGCCAGTCGCACCTGATATACCCTGAATACCCTGAATACCCTGGATTCCTTGTGGGCCAGTCGCACCTGATATTCCCTGAGGGCCTTGAATGCCCTGAATACCCTGAATACCCTGTGGGCCTGCTGGTCCAGTAGCTCCAGAAATGCCCTGAACTCCCTGGATTCCCTGAATACCTTGGATTCCTTGCGATCCTTGCGGGCCTGTATATCCTGCCGCACCTGTAAGACCTGTAGCCTGTAAAAGCTGTCCATACGTGGCTGCGTCTGTTAGTGCTGTACCATCAGCTAAATTTGTAATTTTATTTCCATTACAGCTAATAGAGGGAGTTGTAGTATTAACTGAAAAAACAGAAGTTCCTGCGGAATTGGCAACTGTTAGAACATCAGTTGAATTGGCTACTGGTTGTACCTTTACTTTACGTGTAAAATTAAAGAATCCTACAACGCCTGCTCCTGTGGCAGTATGTGTAAATTCTATAGCATTGGGTGAGGCTACATTTATGCCCCAAGTTCTGGTAGATGTTGGAAGACTTGTAGTAAGTGCTTGACTAAACCCATTTTGTGTTTGTGTTAATACACCCTGAGATCCTATATTACTAGTTATATTACTGACAACTGTATTAGTTATATTTGTACCATCACATACTACAGATGTACCAGTATATGCTATGGATGATGGAATCCAAGCCTTTAAAGTTGTTACATTAACTCCGTCTGTTCCAGCAGTTCCGTTTGCGACGTTTGTAAGCTTTACAGAATTACAGTTAATAGCTGGAGTCGTCGTATCCACAGAAAAAATTGAAGTCCCTGCGGCATTTTTAACAGCGAATGTATTGGTTGCGTTAGATGTTGGCGCAATCTGTGTTAAACTCGCAATATTAACTTTTCCAATCGGTCCAGCCTGTACTGTTAAATCACTAAGACCACAATTTACATAGCAATCTTGGGCTGCGTTTTCTATTGTATCATATCTATAATTTACTTGCTGTGATAATGTTATAGCATCTTGAGGATCTGTCCCATCCGCAATATTTTTTATCTGTGACCCATCACTTGTTATTATTCCATCAATATTAACGTTTGTACCATCAATATGAACGGTCGGCGATGTTATATTTAAAGTAGTATCAGCATAAACATCAAGAACACCTGCGCCATTTGGAACTATATTGCCACATAATACTGGCGTTGGTTGTGCTGTATAAAGTACAATACCTTGACCGAAATGAATTTTAGATGTTTGAGTTTCTCCTGAGCATACAACATTATTAGCATAATTAACGATTGTTGAAAATCTATTCTCTATATCACCAATAGCATTACAAACAACGGATGTACTACCATTTCTTATAGAACTTTGTGTAAAAGAGGTCAGCTGTCCAACAGTTGCTGCGTCCTGTGCCAATGTGCCATCAGCGATGTTTTTTATTTGCGACCCATTACTGCTTATTGTACCATCAATGAAAACTGTAGGTGCGACAAGTCTTAAATTATTATAGGCCCGAATATTTAAACTAGTATCAGCTTGTACATGACTAATAATACCAGAGGGTGTATAAGTTGGTGGAGAACTATAAAATCTTAATGACTGTCCATACAAATATCTTGATGTATAGTCTTCTTGAGCGCATAAATTACCTGTACCATATTCGCTTTTTAATGTATAGTATTCATTTTGAAGTCCGCCTGCCAGCGACTCAATTCTATATGAAGTAGCGTCACCTATATAAGTTTTGGCATTCATTGTTTGTAAATTTATGGCATCTGTAAGGGCAGATGCATTCGCAATACCTGTAAGCGTTTGTGTATTTAGATTTACATTACCAGTTGCTCCACTATAAGGGACAAAAGTATTATTAATAGTTGAGCCATTAATATTTATAGACGTAGCATTAACCGTAGTCAATCCGTCTAAACTATTATAATTGATGCCTGGAGTTTGGATGCCGTCCATTTACTACTATCTCATATTATTTTATTGGATATTAATATATGAGCCAAGATTTAGTAAAGAAAGCTATGAGTGAAATTTTAGTATCTACGGCAAAAGGATTACATAGCATGTTAGACCATATCAATTGTATTATACCAGCAAAGAACGTAGAAAGTGTAGCACTGAATCTAATTTTCAATTTCAAGATTATATGCGAGGAGGAGGGTCTTCGTATAGTGGGTGAGAAATGTGTCGTGTTTGATGGGTCAATTTCACCGCCAGGCTTTACGTTTGTATTGTGTTTGGACGAGAGTCATATATCGGTACATAGCTATGCCACTACTGGACAAATGGCTACGGATTGTTTCACATGTAGCCGAAATCCACAGGCTCATATTAATGCTCTAAGACGTATAGAAGATCTAATAGCTGTAAATTTCCCAGATGGCAAATTATATAAAAAGCACTCGGTCGCTCGGTTTTTTACGCCATATCTTGAATCTTCTCCAAGTCTAGAGTAAGAATTAAAAATTGAAAACCAATAGCGGACCAAGCGGCATCAGTTGATTGAACAGCTGAAACTTGAATATCCATAATGCCTCCCGTACTTATTACTTCCCAATAGGGAGCTTCGGCAGCAGTATGTTGAATATGATCAACCTTGTTACTAAACGAATAGCCACGCTGTCCGCTTCCTGGAAAGCTCCACGTATTACTATTTAATGATACAATTATGTTATTAGCTGCTGTGGTCTGTGCGCCAAGAGTATCGCACCAGTTAATTCCTAACAGACGGCATTTATAACGCCCGCTTATATTTACTTGGGCATATACCGTAAATGGCTGTGATGCGCTTTTGTTGGCAGTATCCCAGGCATTTTTAGCTAGTGTAAGATTTGCTACATTGGCGGTAATTTGTGCTATAGGCATTTTCTGTATAGTTATTAGATTTTATTCTATTCGGTCCATCATACGGAAAAATACAGGTTTTGAACCACTTATATTTATAGTTAGAAATGGGTGGTCTTCTTCCCTTTGAAATGCTTTATCAAAGATGTAATCTGGCACGTCCCAGTCATCCTGTAGGGCTTCCTTTTCTTTAAGATTAGTCATAGGGAACGTATAAATCATATCGGCTTGCTTTCGGATGCTTGGGAAAATCTGCTTATAACTCTGCGAAATTAAAAAAATTGAAAGCGAGTAATGTCTCATATTATAGAAGAGACCAGTTATAACGTTCTTTTTAAAGCTTCTTGGCAAATCCGTAACAACATCATCTAGTATAAGAAGATTACGAGGCATAGGGGTTTTAGTTTTGTTTCTCTTATCATATAGCCTTATACGTGCTTGTTCATCTGTAATGTAGTTTTTAATCTTTTCAATATTAGACTCTGTTAATTCCTTATAAAACTTATCCTCTTTTTCAAGTTCATTGATAAGAGGCTTCATCTTATCGTCGGATGTTGATGGTGAAATGAGAAATATATTTTGAAAGTAATCACCGTAAAGTTTTTTACTGTTTAACATATTCAAAACTAACGTAGATTTACCAGTACGTTTTTTACCAATAACCAACATTAGAACGGCCTTAGTGTTTTTTAAAATGGGTGCTTGTGCGTCTGTTACATCTCTATCGTGTGCCTTAAATTGGTCGGATAGACTACTTCCCTTCATATTAATAATAGCTTATAATTTTTATGAAGGACTTGGAAAGATTAATTTAGTTTTTTTGGAAACCTTTTTAGCGTTTCACTGTGCAATTTCCGTCTTGGAATAACAGGATTGAATCATAACTGATGATGACAGTAGCGAGGAAGGAAGTGTTGGACGTGTTGTTAGTTAGAACAAGTGAGATTTGAGAACAAGGTGAGCCACCCATTACACAACTTTCATCATTAAAAATACACAAATCTTGGCCTAGTGCGTAGTAGCATTGCTTGTACGCCTCACGAGAAGCGATACTTGCCGAAGTATGGTTAGTAATAGAACCGTTCAGGGCCTGTTTAAGCGCTGCGAAGGTGGCCGCAGGGTTGTTTAGATCTAGCGAGGAAACCTGGCGACCATCTAGATACACGTTAAACGACGTGCCCGTGTAGTTGCCAGCCGTGGCGGTGATGGCAACGTCGTTCGGACTGGCACGATTATATGCGAACGCGACGGTTGGGTCGCTTGAATAAGACGAAGCAGAGAACGGTAGAATGTACGCAGCACGAACGGAACTCGCATTAATACCCATTGTGAAATTGGCTAGTGCCGAAATTGGCATCTGTGTAACGTTATACGACAGCTGGGGTAGAACGAACGGGCTAGACTTATGACGTGCTCGCATAGAATCCACAAAAGCAGCGTCTAAATCAACGGCCTCAAACGATAGGAACGCTTGCGTAACCGTATAGTTAGTAGCGGTTGTTACGCCCGATGTGGCGAGTTTGAAAGCACGGGTTACAGGGGCTAAATCAACCTGTAGCGATACTGGCTGCGACGGGCCGAGTAAGTAGAGAGGGAAATCTCTCTCAGAGTTAAACATACTATGAGGAAGAGGAAGTACCACGTCCCAGTAAAGATTCGTGTTAGTGCCGGTTGCCTGGGGCAGGCCGATTTGTGCCACTGCGAGCATATTGGCACCATCACCAATTAGCCAATCTCTATTCGTACTATGAGCAAGTAGCATATTCATAACGTCATTCGTGAGATTGATTTGGTCAGCTGCTACACCAGAGACAAACACAGTAGAACGGTTGATAATAGAGTACGCATTGGCGAGCTGGGGGATAATGACAATCGGCGTAGTAGCACCAACTAGCGGGAGGGTAGTGGCAGCCGTAGCACCTCCAAGTGTCTCAGCATAAACTAAGGGACCAGGTCCCGCGAACCAACTGGAGGCGGAGGTAGATGTGTAAGGCGGGAGCGTGTTAGTATATGCGAGTTGAACTCTTAATTTAAGGAAAGCCGTTCGGCGGGTGATGGACGCATTCATAGCCGACAGCTGGAATAGGATTTGACCGCCCGCCTGTTGGTCACCACTGGACGACGCAATGGAAACAATGCGAGAATTTCCCTTCATTGACTGGGGAGATTCATTGGACGATAGACTTTCAGGTGCGGCAACCTGTGTATAAGTATGGCTCTCTTGTTTGTTTCCGAGAAAGCTAGACATTTATATTAGATGCCAACATTATTTTTTAACTGCGTAGCTAGTTTCATCTTTTTCGCCATCAGTTCATTTAGTATCTGGTCTCTCTGGGATACAAGTGATTCCGTAGGGTTTGCCGTGCTGATTTTATCCGTTGTTTGCTTGAATAAATCAGGATTTACAATTTCATCAATGACTATTTGTAACCCGTAATTGACCCCTGATAAATCTAGTACGTTATTACTAAGATTATCCGTTACAAATAAGTTCAAATTTGATATTGTCATATTTGTTATTAGCTCAGTACTGAAGTCATTTCTGAAATATATAATGGAATTTGGTAATAGCGGAACGGGGATTTTAGCTAGGATGTTACTTACTTTAAAGGGAGTATTCACTTGTTCATAACTGGTACTGGTCGTAATTGAGTTAGACCGTATGAATATACTTGTAATAGGATTTACATTTATTTTATTCGGGCTATAGACTGCCGTAGTGGTAAAGGTTAAGGCTGTAGAAGATCCGAACATAGTTCCCAAAACAACGTTATTCTGAAAATTGAGTACCATCGGACTAGACCCCGTCCCAACCATTTGAAAACTGAACTTAGCACGAGTAGAATCATAAACGATATTAAAGTTAGTTGATAGTAGGCCTAGGCCACTTGCGACGATTTGTGTTATTAATTCTGTTGCCAGTTGCGGGGCGTTATAATTTCCAACTGGGAATGTTAAAGTCTTAGGCGTTCCGTTATAGGATATTGTAAGAGTGACCCAGTCGCTATTAAGTTGATTGAATGAGTATCCTATCTCTGCCATCTTTACACCCATCATAAATCTGTTATTGACATTGCTTACAGTAATAGGCGGAGTGATATTAAACGTACAATTGGACGAAGACCCAGTATCTGCCGACCTTGTATTTAAAAACAAGTTGTATGACTTTATAATATCCATATTACTAAAGCATCAGAAATTTATTAAGACACGTAATAGTCTTATCTTTTAGCTTACTGACATCAAATGATATATCATCTTTCATGACAACTATTTGTTCATTATGTTCTTTTAGAATTGTGTAAATAGTATCCGTATTGGCTGAATCAGTAGCGAATGTTAGGAGGGTCTTATGTAGAGTTTGTCTATATTGATATGAATAGTTAGACATTCTAATTATTCATATAGATTTTTGGAGCTTTAGACTTAATCCCTGACCCCCCTTTTTTGGGAATCAGCGGGGGGGTGGCGGTGTAGTGTGGTGACGAGTTAGACACTACACCCAAGTCTTTGGGAAGCGCTGTAACAAAAAGGGGGTCTGGAGAACCCCCCTTTTTTTTCAGACCATTCTTGTATGAATAGCCTATATAACACTACATCACTACACCAGAATGGATTAATTATTATATTATATATTTATTGTAATGTAAAAATGGATAAAAAAGTGGTGTAGTGTGAGGTGTAGTGTGTGGTGTAGAGGTGTAGTGTTGAGCACCCACCGCCGAGGTTAAAAAGGGGGGATTAAATATTTGAATACACCACTCCAGTTTTAACTCTGTGTTTCTTAATTAAATCATCCCTTATGAAAGTAACTAATTTGAGTCCAAATGACCGACTATTAGGAGCGAAGGGCAGACGTTCTTTAGTACAATAATCTATATATTGATTATAAAAGTCAGTCATTGGAACATCTTCACCCTTCCACTGTTTAATAAACTGCGACTCTGATGATTCCTCGGCATCAATACCCATATCAAGATAGTCATTTTCAGGTAATTTCCTAATCTCAAAAGTTGATGGTATTTTATGTTCCATTAAGAAGTGACCGATTGTACTTGCGCCTTCTGGATTATATAAAGCTTCACGAACTTCTCTCCACTTAGCGAAATTACCAACCCATTCGGGCGAACACGCTATAACATTGAAGCGACGCTCTCCCTCTTCTACTTTCACAGGTTGTCCCTCATTTGTAGTCATAATGAAATTACAATAGTTAGAAGAAGTACGTGGTTTATGCTGTTTCTCATTAACTGTAATGGATGATCCAGTTACTCTCTGTTTCATTTCGCCAATATGTTGTCGGTTAAGGATTCCATTAACTTCCTCTAATTTAATCATAAAACGATTTTCACGGGAGATGTCGTGCTTATCCCAAAACTGAGTAGTACTATCATAGGTATGCGCTCTTTCAGTACCAATAAGCCATTCTACTATGAAGTCTCCAAATGTATCCTTACCGCATCCCTTAGCACCAGTGAAGATTAAGCAAGTACCAGTTTTATCATAAGGAGTTTGAATTATATGAGCCAACCAGTTAAGGGCATATTCGTAAATTGGAACTGAATGCTTACATAGTACTTTAAGAAGACTAGTAAATACTTCAATTGCTTTAGGATTATTAGCCTTAGGGAATGTAGTGTAAAGAAATGCCAAAGGAGGACTATAATTAGTAACGTCATCCGATGGTTTCATATCAATTTGTTTGATTGTACGTCTAGTAGAGTCTTTCATCCATAATTTAATGAAACTTGTATTATCAAGTAGATTATTTGAATGGCTAAAATCATATTCGTTATACTGGATAGTAGCGTGTTCTATAGATTTGTAATACAACTTACCATTAGAAGATACTTCCACAATCTCATTAGTAGGACTATAATAGAAGTGGCTCTCTTCAAACATCAATTTTTTAGCTAAATAATCTTGTTTGGTGATCTTTGGCGCAATTTCTTCGGTTTCATCCTTCTGTTGCTCCGTTACTTCAAAGAACTCAAATGGTTTATTCATTAGTGTTACATTATAGTTAGTTGTAGTAGTAATAAATTGTTGAACATTGTTAATAACATCTTTAGTAAGTGGGATACGCTCTTTACGAACCATTACACCATCATAAGCAAGAACATCTACACGGAATCCCTGATTTATAAAAGATTGACGCATTGCCAACATTACCCTACGTTCTTCGGTCTGTAAGATATGGGATAAGAACGAACCATACGTATTAGATTCTTGTTTTCTCACATATTCTAAGAGTGTTTTATATTTATCATCTGTCATTAATTGTTTCTTAATGAAATTTTTAATTTCAAGAACCATAGGGGCTAAGAAGGGATATTCATTTTTGCCATTATAGAATATTTTGAGAATAGCTTGTTTAGCTTCATCCCGATTTTCACTAATTTTAGAAAGATACTCATTACGATTATCACAATATTTTTCTACTTCTGGTAATTCTACTTGATAGTTGTTCTGGGCGAATTGACATATTAAAACTGGATGACAATTCACAATATCTAGGTCATCGTAAAACTCCTTACACATAGTACCACGACACTCTTTCTCCAAGGTCTCAAGTGACCCCTTAGTCCCATAGCATCTTCCAAATCCTAGCTTACCTACACCAGAGCGTGGAAGACGATACTCTACTTTCAAACTCCCATCAATTGACCCCTTCTTACGTCCCATATACAAAGCGTCTAGTATAGAACGTTGGCCAGGGTCTAACTTGTCCCGTTTAGCCCATAAGAAACCAAGAGCATTACGGGAGAATACTTGTTCAGTATGGATAGGTTCAAACGGTTCAGACATTTCTAAATATACCGGAGAAAATAAAATCGGATTCAGTCAAATTTTATTTCCCGGTGCGAGGAATCTAAAGAATTATAATCTATCTACTATAGTAGAAAATGGACCTACAACACAAATATAACAGTATGGCAACTGAATTAGTAGAGTTTGACTTAAAATTTGCGCATTCTGCCCTACCAGCTCTAGTTGTCTCTTGGCGTAAGAGCTGGGTTAAACGGATGGATTTACTGAAAACAAAAATTGAAAACCAAAAATACGATTTCAAATAAAAAAAAGTTTGATTTCCAATATGTATTTATATGATAAATTAAAATCATATAAGTAAATAGAATGAAACTGATTAGTATAAAAGCCTCTACGAAGCCCGATAAGAAGTTGATGGCTATTTTCCTTGGAGATGCTGGAGAACACATAGTCCATTTTGGTCAAAAGGGCGCGCAAGACTTTACGACTACAGGTGATGAAGCTAAAAAAAATGCGTACATTAAGCGTCATCAAGTAAGAGAAGATTGGAAAGATCCATATAAAGCGGGCACACTTAGCAGGTTTGTTTTGTGGAATTTGCCAACTATCAAAGCTTCTATTACCGACTACAAGAAGCGATTCAAACTATAGAAGTAGTATCACTAGTCCTTTTAATCTTAGCCTGTAAATGACAAGCGCATTTACAAATCCATTGCCTGAATTTCTCAATGTATATCATACAGTCCGAAATCATTTTGTCCCTATATAGTATAATGTTTAAAACTCAAGCCCGACGAAAACTAAAGCGCCGTCAATACGCCATCGGAACTACTAACCTACCAGGAATAGGCTCACAAATATTCGGCAGTCTAGCTAATGCTCCTCTTGCTGTATTAGACCAGATTCTACCCCGTTCTTACGAGATAGGGACAGAGTCTGTCGCCCCTGAAGAAAGCCAAGTAGTAGAAAAAACACTTGATACGTTTCTTAATTCAGTAATACCCGTTAAAGTACAGCAATTTTTAAAAGCAAATCAGAATACACCTATTACATCATTACAGGTCGGACGTACTCCCATTAAAAAATGGATTGACGTAGCCCTTAACATCATTAGCGCTGGTGCTTGGAGTACTGTTAAAAAAGAAGTAGATTATGATTCAATGTATCATTTGTACTTGATAGTAAATGGTAAGTACGTATTAGAAAAGAACGAAGTCTATAACATAAAAGGATATTCGCCACAGGCTGGAGAGGAAAAAATTGAAATCCCCATAGCAGAGCCGATCACCATTGGCGAGATGTTTTCTAACGTTAAAAATGCGGAACAATTCTATAGCAACTATAACGCCTTTACCAACAACTGCCAGGATGCGACATTGTATCTCTTACAACAAAATAATAGGTCATTTGACGTTACACCTCAAGTAAAACGCTTCATAAAACAAGATTTAACAAGCCTTCTACAAAATAAAAAGATACAAGAGACTGGAAAGATAGTTAAGAAAGTAACCAACATAGGGGCAACGATTAATAAACTCTTACAATATGTATCAGGTGGCAAACTATCATTTGCCCATGGTGGAATAATTCAAACGCCTGTTAATCGCTATGTGTAATCTTACCGTCTTCAACGACAGTATAATTCTTCGTTTTAACAAAAGCAAATTGATAATCCCAATCTAAGCATAGACGTAGGGCATTATCAAAGTGCGCATTGTAAAAATCATTTACAGCACGGCGGACCGTATCCTTTATCCACGCATAGTCATCCACAAGAATGACCCCTCCTACCTTAAGTACTTTAAACGAATTATTTAAATCTCGTAGTACTTGTTCATAGGAATGGTCTCCGTCAATATAAATAAAATCAAACTTAACATTGTCAAGTTCTGAAAACATTTTGTCGGATGTCATCCGCATTTCAGTAATATTAAAACGCTTAGTGTTATGTTTGAAATTATCATATTGGTTTTTAAATTCAACTTCACCTTCTACATAACTATCATCCCACGGGTCGCAGGCCACCTGTTTAATAGGCTGTAAATACTTATGTATTAAGTTAGACCCTGCTCCTTCATACGCTCCAATTTCTAATACAGAACCACCAAGAAGCTTACTAGTCGTAAAAAAAGGAACAAGACCTTTAAGATTAACTTCTAAAGCAGTCGTCCAATTATGGGTATATATTTTATTTTCAGTAACTCCGTCGTAAAAATTGTAAGGTACAACTTCCTTCTCCTCACCATCAACCGTATGTTTTATTGTTATTGGGGCATCCCCTGCTGTCATCTTGCTTAATCTAGGTATAAGCTCGTCGTGACTATCCGGAAGCGACTGTTTTATTCTTTTTGAGCCTGGGAATTCCATATATATTAGGATATTAGATATTATTTATGGAAATACTACGATTAGGATTTAACAGAAGAAAATAATCTCTTTTATATACAGAATACAATGGGCGATGACGATACAAGCTCATCCTCTGAGGAAGAAGTAATATTAACTAGAGCAGAATTAGACAATATTTCTAAGCCAAAGACGGAAGAAAGAGAAATACACATAAACCCTGCTCTCATAAATCAAATCAAATTAACGAAGAGACAACTTAAAGAACTTGACATTTTACAGCGACGAGAATTAGGTATAAAGCTTCCGACAAAGAAACCAATTGATCCACTCCTATTAAAAGAACGGGAAGAGAAGAAGCTATTACAGAAGCTATTAAAGGAAGAAAAGGAACGGATGGAAGTTATTAAGAATACCTATATCACTTTGAAAGTCCCACCAGTTAAAAAGAGAGAAAAGAAAGTAAAAATTGAGAAGGAACAAATAGAAGCTGATGATGAGGACACCGAAAAGGAAGAGGTCAAACCCCCACGACGTCGCAGATTCCAACGGGAGAAGGTAGAACTTGATACTAGCGATGAGGAACGAGTAGCGAAACTAGAAAGCATTGACCAGGTGTTAAATCAATACCCGTTTGCCAGCCGTGGCCGTCGCCGTTGGTAGAATCTAAAAAAATAATCTTATGAATATATAAATGGTAGTAACCCCTTTACATATCTATAACAAATTGAAATGGGAAATTCAGGCAAAGAAGAATCTTAACGAGAATATAGACATATTAAGGAAGCTTCTTAAATTTCCTAATAGACAAGTACCGCAAAGAATCAAGGATGAAATGACGGCTATTATCCTTATGAAGTATGGCGACCTATTGAAAGCCTATAAGATGTTTAAGAAAGCATATCAGACTTATGGTAAAAATGACGACTTCATACTATTAGCTATGACGGACCTTAGCCACGGTTTAGGATACAAGGATGAATTTGAAAAGTTTGATAGACTAGTAAGAGAAACCTATAGCAGAAAGTTTAAGGGGACGCAGTTAGTAGGACTGACCGAGGTTATGTCAGATACTGGGATTAAAAACTACTTGTCATTACACGAAGGAGATCACGTAAAAGCACGGCTATTAGCATCAGCATTAAATGAAAAAATAGCTAAAGTCAATGGACTATCAGTTGAGTATCTGTTTCAGGACATCACAGAAGCAGCAGTTGTTAAAATAGATGGACCAGTACTAACCTATAATAATCTTATCATTAAAGATAAGCGCCTATTAATACTAGGGACTAATAAAGATGAGGTCTCAATTAAGGATACAGCTTTGAAACTAGACGCATCACCTGTTGAAATTGAAGGAGATACTAACTTCTATTATTGTAACGCAGTCTATGAGAACCATTATCATATGTTGATTGAACACATTCCCATATACAACTTCGTAGCCAATAGATTCCCTGACTGGACCTATTACAAGATCACAACTAATATAAGCACACTTGAAAATGAGTTTGAAAACTTTAGTCCAATCGCCAAAGACACATTATACATACATAAGAATGGATTCTATACTATGGCCTTACCACGAACTACAACACCCGCTCTATTTGATACGTATAGACCGCCAGACCTAATTTTACAAGAATACAGGGCGTTAATGTTAGAAACTTTCAAACAGGACAAGACAGTGATAAGACCCATAGTGTATATGCCCCGTCAAGTAAATAGAGAGATGGAGGGTGAGAAATACCTAATAGACCACCTAAAAAAAGCATACCCTGAGCTGATTGTATTCACTGGGAAAGAAACCGAGCAGATTCCCCTATTTGTTAATGCTAAAATGATACTAGGAGCACACGGGGCGGGATTCAGTAATATGCTTTACTGCCCGAGTGACTGTATCATTTATGAAATTGGATTAAAAGTACAAGATAATTTCTTTGGGTCATTAGCTCGTACGTTTAATTTACCTTATTACAAAGATGATAATGTTAAAATAGGTTACTATGGAAAGTCATATCCTACTAAAGCGGACTATGATTCAATTGTTCTTCAAGTACAACGCTTGTTGCTCCACACTGTGTCCCATTGATTTAGCATCTTCTTTCAACTCTTGAATCTTCGGACCGAGTTTATCAGTAACATAAATGTGTCTAAGCATAGATACACTTATTTTTTTCTCAAATATACTATTAAGAATGGTTGTTAGTTCCGTATTGCTTAACGGATTACCAACAAACGTATTAAAGATGTAGTCGCTGTCTTTGATTTTAGCGAATGCGTCACCAGTAAGCGAGGACTTTTTAGAAATCCACTTGTTAAGTAGAAGTTTAAGACTCTTAGGAATCGTTTCCTCTTGTATGCCATACACTTTGGCCGTCTTATAAACCTTAAATACAAATACCGACTTCTTAGGATAGTAGAAATTAGAAAGTTCGTCTTCTTCTTTGTACTTAAGATTCATATAGTCACTGGCACGGCGTGGGGGAATCTCGGTATAACACGAAATAAGTACATAAGATTGTAGTAACATAAACTCCTGACGTGATAGATTCGTCTCTTTCCATAGTGGCGTAATCTTTTTCTTAAGTGCCGCAACCTTAGCCAACACTTCATCCCACGTCATCCAGTTTTCCCGTTGCTGATCTGACATCTTATTCTCTGACATATCCTGTTGATACTTACCTATATCATCCCTCATCTCTTTGCCGTAAGCCTTAAGAGCGGATTTACTCTTGTCTCCTACAAACACTACAAGGGCAGAGTAGTAAGTCTTGCGGATATTAGAGGCTACGTCCTTAAGAGCATCAATAACTTTCTCTGGTTCAGTATATAACAGGCTATACTGTATGTCTAGTCCGTCAGGGAATCCTGAAAGCTTGTATATCTTAATGAGTGCGTTCTTGTAAGTGGCTACGCTATTAGGCTTGAGGTGTGGTCTGCTCTTCTTAATATCGTCTTCAAGTGTCTTCTTATGTATGTCGGAGGGCTTCATATATATTCTATATCTAGATTTTTTTAGATATTTGAAACTCTAGGCGCATATCTAAAATAATTATATCTAGAAAAAGTCGTATATTATATCTAAAATAGCTCTATAGAGTGATATAAAAATTTTTATATCACTCTATAGAGCTATTTTAGATATTAAAACAGCTTTATTGTATCTAAAACATATTAGTTATTATTATTTTAGATATTGCCATATCTAAAATTGGGCTAGTTAATAATGTTTTTGAGGTTGTTATTGTTTAATTTGTGATGATGGCCTGCCTACTTTTCGTACAGGAATACCTCTATCATCTCGTCTCATTCCTGGTGGAGGAGCTTCACCCATCATTTTAAAGGTTTTAGATTTTTCAGCTGCTTCTTTAGCAACGTTAGATTTTTTTAATATTGAGAAGGGGGTTACTTCTTGTACTGCTGTTGGTCGCTTTCTTAATACGTTAGTTTGTACTGCCGCATCTTTCACTAATCTTAAGTCTCCTTCTTTCAAAGGCTCACCTATTTCTTTAACTAATGATGATACAGGCGCTACGTTAGATGCTACTGTAGCAACGGGTACAGCGCCAGGAGCTGTGGTGTTAGGGGGCATAGTAGGAGTCATAAGTCTTTGATAGTAAGGTTCGGTAGTAGTAGCGGCAATACTTGCGCCAGGTCTAATGGGTAGGTTAGAAGCTGGCTTAGCCCTTGTAGAGGGGGTCCGCATAAGTCTAGTTACATTGACATTAACAACCTGCTTTACATTAGGCGGTTTCTTTAAATCACTATCTTTAAGACGCTTACCAGGCGCAATGACTTTGGTTGCCCTCTTTCGTTTTTTCTTAGGTAAGTCAGATGGTATAATTCCTTTAACTAAACGTTTTCTTTCTTTTGCTCGGACAGTACCACCAACCGCAAGAGATTGGTCTGGCTGTCCGTCTGTCTCTCTGGCTTTCTTTTTCAATCCTGCGAGTTGTTCTGGTGATAAGGGAACTTTCATACCTTCTCTTTTCATAAACTCCTTAACACGGGAAGCATATACAACGGGGACTACTACTTCACTACTGTGGGCTATTATCGGAACGGCTTTACTATGTTTTAATTTTAATAAGTCATTTTTTGTGACTCCCTTAATCTCATCCATCTATTAAGGTATTACTTTTTTGATTTAGAGGCGATGAGGGCAGCGATCATTTTATCCGTTGCGGCCTTTTGTGCCGCACTACGTGGCTTCTTTGCTTTTACAGCGCCTCCTTTGGCCATTACTGCCTTTTCTACCATACCACCCTTGGCCATGGCCTTCTGCTCTTCGTACTTAGCTACTGCCTCATCAATCTTATCAGCCGTAAGACCAGCCTTTCTGGCAGCTTCTGGGTGATCTTTGATTGCTTTCTTTAGGGCCTCTGGTGTATTAATAACTTTGAATTTTGCGTCGTCAGGTGCGATGTCCTTTACTTTATCATTGATTGCCTGTACATCACCACCTTCTGCGTATAAACTGTTAATCGCAGAGGCGATGAGCGGACCAAATATTGGAATACTATAAGTTAAAATTCCAGTCGTTGCGGCCTTTGCACCAGCCTTGGCGACGTTTATTGCGAAGTTTGATGCGGATGCGCCCATTTCTATCTACCGTAGAGAGAGAAAAATTAAAACTTAATTTTGGTCTATTATTATTGTTTCAACTATTTCCGTTCCATTCCATTTTGGTTTAAGATAATTTCCCCATCCTGTAGGATAATCAAGAACTACATTCCTATACTTTCCTTTTATTCCCCATTCATTAACATCTCTTAGTGGTGCTGGCAATAGTTCTTTAGTTGTACCAAAATATATAATATAGTCATCGTCGTCTAATACAAGTATAGACATTCTACTATATATAGATGTTACATTTCGGCATCGGCAATTATAGCACCTGTTCCCCCAAATTGAACTAAGGTTGCGTAGTACGCATAGGTTGATGCTAATGTATAATACACTCCGTAACGCTCAGTACTAGCACCACTATGATTGTTGACGCTTGTTGTAATTTGATTACCTCCAGTTTGTGGCGACCAAACCTTAAATTGAACTGTTGATGAACATACTGGGACTGTTCTCATTTTTACAGGTAATGGAACAGAAAAATAATGATATGTTCCATATAATGCGCACGCCTGCGCTATACCTTGGTCTACTATACCATAAAGAGCGAAATAGTAACGTTGAGCGTGTGCTAGTCTCTGTTGGAATGACTCTGGTCTATAAGGAAGCATTACAGGGCCTACATCCACCTGAAACCCTGTAAATCTGAACGTCGCTGGGACATTCATCATATTAGTTGAACCATCACTTAGACCAAGTGCTCTTCCACTTCCCATAAAGATCCATGTTTGATTTGTATAACCCCAAGTACCTCCTGCTGGTACAGATGGGTTAATACTCCAATTTACGCTTATAGTATTAGTAGTAGATGGTATAACTCCAACAGGTGCTGGAGGAAAATAAGCACTTACACGAACCCAAGTATTCGCAGCTCCTGTCGTTGTTGAACTACAACATTCATAACCTGAGCTGTATGTTATTGTTTGACCGAAACAGAACTTATGATTTGCGACTGTAGATTTAACCCAAGCTGACATTGTTATACCTGGCATACCAGCAGAACCTATCTGTAGGTCTCTTGTCATAGTCCCCTCATTACCACTATAGTTATGTACTAAACGATTATCGTAACCCGTTGTTACTGACCTACCACACCATCTAAATCCTGGCAAATCAGTTATTTCTTCTATTGATGATGTGGCAGTAGTATTTTCATGGTAGCATAACCAACCATCGCACCAACTACCAGAACTAACAGCACCAGTACCTCGTTGATTAATATCAAACTCTGTATTGCGAACTAATCCAGCAATTTGTTTATATGTATTACCAACCTCATCATCAACATACTTCTTGGTGGCAGCATCTTGATTAGCGGTGGGGTCAGCGACATCTGTAATCTTATGATTAAACATAGTCAAATACTGATTGGCGTCTGTAGCACTGGTGACGAAACTTGCGAGACTATTGGCACCGCTTAAATTTTGTATTTCAAGCAATAGACCATTTGTTGTGTATGGTCTCATTATCATCTTACCTCTATGAAGCACACTATCATTAGGAATATCTACTATTGTTTGTGCTGTTGTTGTAGCGCTTATCTTATACATCTCAGTTCCAGCAGATGACCCCTTGCGCCATTTGAACCCAGTATCTGCTACATATACTTCATTACCTGAAGACCCTATTACACCCACTGCCGAACCATTATAATAATTAAATACAGCTCCTGTATTGGCTGCGTTAATAATAACGTCATCTATATTAACTCTAACATAAGAAGATGTTCCAACTCTTGTTAATTCATATGGTACTGCTCCTGCTCCTGTAGGTCCTTGACTTCCTGTTGTTCCTAGTGGGCCTGTAGCGCCTGAAATTCCCTGAATGCCCTGGATGCCTTGTGGGCCTGTTGGACCTGTTCTACCTGTAGTTCCTGATATGCCTTGTGCTCCCTGTGGTCCAGTAGCGCCTGAAATTCCTTGAATGCCCTGAATACCTTGGATTCCTTGTGATCCTTGCGGTCCAGTAGCGCCTGATATTCCCTGTGCTCCAGTAGCACCTGAAATTCCCTGAACTCCCTGGATGCCTTGCGGTCCTTGTGGTCCAGTAGCACCTGATATACCTTGGATGCCCTGAATGCCTTGGATGCCTTGGATGCCTTGTGCTCCTTGCGGTCCAGTAGCACCTGATATACCTTGGATGCCCTGAATGCCTTGGATGCCT